TAACAACAGTAGGTAATTCTTTACCAGATGGTAAAGTGCCAAATTTTTTATTTAAATCTTCAAAATATTTTGCCATTCTTTGACCTAATAATTTTTGATATACTTCTCCACTTTTACCACTTTTTGCAGCTAAATCAGCTAATTTTTTTGTTGCTGGTAAAGATAAAAATTTACTAATACCATACATTGCACCCATACCTAACATCATACCACCTATTCCAGCACCAGCAAAAGCTGATGCTCCAGTTGTTCCTATTAATGTCATTGGTGTTAAACCACCTATTGCTCTTAACATAGTTGACCTTTGCATAAATGTTGAAATAGACATAGCTGCATTTGGCATTACTTCTAAAGCATTTAAAAAACCTTCTAGTTTTTTTGGTGTTACATTAGGAAATCCTTCTAACAGCATTTTTGTAAATTTGTAATCGTTGCTTCCCTTACGATTAAGACCAAGCATTTCTTTTAATGCTTGTGGATTAAAATTAGCTTTTAAGATTCTTTGACCTGCTACATCTTCAACAAGCTCTTTCATCATAATTGTATCAAAATGATTTGCAGCTAATAAATTAAAACGCCAATTTACATCTTGTTTGCCAGTAGCCGTTTTTTTCTTTGTGCTTGACGATTTTAATAATTCTTTTAACTGTTTTAGTTTAGCAGGACTTTTACCTGAAAATGCAGCACTAAATAATCCTTCTAACTTTCCTGTTTCATCTAAAATACCTTTAGTTTGAAAATCTTTTGATGGACTACCTGTTACTCTTAAACCTTTAGCTCCTATTTTTTCAGAAACTAATTTAGGCATAATACCTTGTGCCGTTCCCATCATTTTTGCCCAATTTTCATGAGCCTGTTGCCTTAATCCAACTGCTTTATTCCAATCTTTAGCAGCCTGTCCTTGTAATTTTAATACATTACTACCATATTGTTTTGTTAAAATTCCTTTTTCAATAGATTGTATTAAAGATTGTGATAATTTTTCTGTCGCTGTTTTTGCACCACTTTGACCAACAGTTCCTTTATAAGCTGATTGGTAAAAATCTTTTAATCCAAAATTTATGTTTTCAAGTGTTTTATAATCAATTTTTTTAGATTTTAATTGTGGTAAAACATCATCAGCTAAATATTTAATAAATGCTTTATCTACATTTGCACCTTTTAAATCTTTTCCTTTTAATATTCCTTGTACTACTTTAGATAATTCTGCTGTACTAATTGCATTATTTTTAAAAAGAGTGCTAAAACCTGTTTCTGATTTTTTATATAATGATCTAGCCCTTGCACTCATATTTTTAAATTTTCTTGCACCAACTTTAGCTATCATTTCACTAGCTTCTAATTCAGTTATTTTTTTAGCAGGACTAAAAGCTGTTTCTGTATAATGCAACATTGATTTTCGCATTGCCTCAATTTGTGCTTGAATAGGTTTACCTATTAATGGCATACGACCTAGTGCGTTAAAAGCACCTGCTACAAATCCTCCACCTGTCATACCTATAGGAAGCTGAAAACCCTCTGGTTTAAGATTATATTTTTTATAATACTCTTTTAAGGATAAACTTTCTTTTTTTGCTTGTCTTGCAATGCTATCTTTCATACCTTTTTGTATAAATATTGTAGCACTTTGTTCATCAGGAGCTAAAGTACCTGCCAAACGACCTGCTAATGTAGAATCTAATCCAGCTTTTTCTAATTCTACTTTTGACGTTGCAACAACTTTTTCTGCACCTTTTTTTGCAGCTTCTATACCTGCTTTTGTAGGTTCTTTAAATGCTTTATATGCTGTACTAATAACGCTACCAGCACCTTTTGTTGCTAAATTAACGCCACCCATAATGGCTGTGTTAAGTACAGAATCATAGGCTTGGTCAATATTTGATTTTGATGGTAAGTCAGGATTTAATACATCACCAGCTTTTGTTATAGCATAATTTGCTGCACCATAACCAAGTGTTGATGTAATTAATGGTGCTGGAGTAAAACTACTAGCTACTGAAGCTCCTATCTCTAATGGCAACCTAACTAAAGGTGAAACTTTTTCAGGAAAATAATCTTGAGGAACAACGCCTAATGATTTAGCTTTGTCTAAAATTTTTGTGTTTGCTTCTAATTTTGTGACACGACCTTTATCTGCCATTAGATTAGCGGCTTGTTTAAATTGATTAAGTTCTTCTCTAATTTGTTTTTCTGACATATTTCTTACTCAAATGTTGTATCTAAATCACTAAAAAATATTTCTTCTGCTTGTTCTTCTGTCATTCCAATACGACCAGAAGTGTCTATTGGGTTTTCAAATAAATCATCTCTTTCACCATAAAAAGTATCGCTACCTCGTCTTTCTTGATTTAGACTATCAATTCTAATATCAGAAATTCTTACAGCCCTTCTTAATTTGTCTATTTTAGAATTTGCTTTACGCATTACTGTTTTATCATCTCTTGTGTTGGGGTCTTGCGTTAATGCTATTGCATCTTTTAATTGTGCAGTTAATGCTCCTCTTAAACCTTGATATTTTGCTAATGCTTCACCTTCTGATGAATAACTTGATACTGTACCATCAGCTTTAAATTCAGCAGGAAATTGATTGTTTACTGCTTTTTTATCAAAAACTGTTACACGACCACCAACATCATCAACTAATATACTTCTAACTAAATTAAAATAATCTACACTAGCTGCTCTTGATTCTTCAGTTTTTTTAAATAAATTTCTTGATGTAAATGGTACACTTACACTACCTGCTATTAAAGCTGCTGTATTTTCAAGACCATGTGTCATTTCTGAATTACCATGCGCTCTTTCTTCATACTCGCTTAAAATTATAGGTTTTTTACTTTCATTTAATTGTGTCATTAAATTTTCACTTGAAACATTTGTATCAATATTAGCGTATGTATTTGATGAAGTTAATTGATTTTCTATTACAAATTTATTTTGTTGTTCAACAGCTTGTAAAAATTGCTCAGTTGGTAGTTTTGCAAATTGTGCATATTGTGGGTCTTGCCTAAGATTAGCTAAATCTTCAGATTGCTGTCTAGTTTGTTGAACTTCCATCAATTTACCATAAGGATCGCCTTGTATTTGTCCTCCTATAGGTCTTAATGCACCAGCTTTAGTAAATTCATTTGCAACTGCAAGAATAGGAAGTGCTTTTTCAGAATTATCCGCTAATGTATTAAATAAACCTTTTGCTCTTTGACCTAATGTTGGTTTGTAAACTTGTTTCATTGCAGTTTGTAATTGTGGATTATTAAGCATTTGTTTTTGTAAATCTGAGGCTTTTGGAATTACAGGTTTAGTGTTTAATAAACCTTGAGTTTGTTGATTTAATTGCAAATTAGCATCAGGTGCTGGTGGTAAATTTAAAAGACCACCTGCGGTTGGTGGAGCGACTGGATTTGTTGTTGCGTTTTGTATAGCATTTAAACTTGCTAATTCATTAGAGGCATTTAATCTTGCTTCTGGAGATATTATTCTATTAGGAGATAATGCTTTTTGAACTGTTTTTAATTGTGCTTGTTTCTGTATACGCAATACTTCAGCAACGTCTTGTGGGTTATCTAAATCATAACGCTTACCATAAATTGTTTTTATATTAGCCATTATTAACCCCCCATTCCTAAGAAACTACCAATACCTAATATACTACCAACAGTACCAAGTGTTTGATTTAAAGGATTGCTTACCATTGGTGTAGTTTGAGAATTATATCCACCTGCTGCATTTGAAACTTGACCTAAGAATTGGTTTAGATTTTGTGTAGGTGCAGATTGTAAGAAATTATATCTGTCCATATTAGACATAATTTGTTTTTGAGCTTGGTCTTGACGCATTGCACCTACGCTTGCAAGATTTGCGTAATCAGCATAATCAGATTGTGCAAGATTTGGAGCTGCACCAATCATAGCATTTTGTCTGCTTCTTTCATTTTCATAATTTTGCGCATAAGGGGTTGCTAGTGAACGAGCTAACACATCTTGATTAGCACCAGAACCTAGACGACCTGCACGACTAAATGTACTTTGAACATTTTGCGTAATTGGGTCAATAACTCCTTGTTGAAAATAAGGATTGTTTCCTGACAAAAAATTACCTTGTAGTGTATTAAGTGCTTGGTTTTGTCCTTCTCTTTGTAAAGGAGAACCAGATAAAGCACGATTACCTTGTAAAGTCATAGCCATTTGTTGTTCTGGGCTAAATCCTGCTAAAGTTTGTTCTGGATAATAATTTAAACCACCACCTGTGGAATACAATCTTTGTGCCTCATTCGCTCCATATGCTAAATAGGGTGCAGCATATGCAGGCGGATTTACAGTAGAAGTTGTATTTGTAATCTGATCTTGTCCTAAACTCATTCTATATTCCTCATTGATATTGTACCTACTTCTTTATAATCTTCAAATTTTGACCACCCTCTGCGACCAACTATTTGTGAATTTTTACAACCAATAGACTTTGCCCATTCGCAAATAGGTTGTTCCATTTCTTTTAATTCTTCTAAATTTCCACCTGCTAACCAAAATCGTATAGATTTAAAGTTAGGGTATGTTACTATCTCAGTAACGCAAGCACTCTTTTGACCAGTCCATAATTGAGCATCACCTCTTGCTATTGCATAGAATACATCTTTTTCGCTATGAGAATCAATACCTCTTTTTAATGCGTCTAAAATATATTTGCGTGACTTTAACCACGACTCTTTATCCAATGATGACATATCCAAAAGCTCTTGTTGTTCCTGAACTGTTATGTGTAATAGTAAAAGAACCATTACTTCTAGCAGATACATATAAAGCACTAAGCTCGGCAGATGAATTAGATGATAAGGGCATAAATAATATTATACTATTACCACTAACACGAGCATCAGCAACTACTGTAGTGCTTGATGAGGTTGTTAAAGTAACAGAACCAGTAGAATTTAAACCACCATCTATTGTACGATTTACAACTTCTGCCACAAGTCTTGGATCGCCACCTTGATAGGGTAATTTTCTAAACTGATTATCAGCCATTTACCTTCTTCCTGTTGTTTTTGCCTCTACTTCTATTCCGCTTATATATTTCCATGTACCACTAACATTTAATCTTATCTTATGATACCTACCTTGATTTGACCTTATATTACAATAACCATCTGCATTTAAAGATGATGCTGTTCCAAAACTATCGCTATCAACTTGTCTTGAGCGACTTGATATTTGAGCTGTAACATTAGGCGTTGTTCCACCTACAATTTCTAAGTATGGAATGACATTTGTAATAACACTAGAATTACCTTGTCCTGTATCTAAATCTGACGTTTCAATTAAAGCTGTTTTGTTGTCTCCAGAAAACGTATGTATTTTATTATCTTTTGCACCGCCAAATATAAATTGACCACCAATATAAATAGAAGAATCTAATGATGCAGGTAGAGCATCTAAATTAGAGCTAATAAAATCTAGTTCTTCAAGTGTATAGTTTATTGTCATAAATGAACTTATCATTTGACAATCTAATTCTGCGTATGACCATTGGTCTATGGCATAGTTATAAATTAACAATCTATCAGGCGTATCATCATTAGATGAACCTGATGTGTAAGACCAAACAACTATTTGTTCTGTAGGGTCTACTGCTGTTGACATTCTACCTTTGTTTCTAATGGTGAAATCATCAAAGAAAAATCTATTAACTTTTTCTGCGCCTATTGGTGTAGATGTTTGTCCATCAAATTTGTAAAACCCATCATCTGATAAATAAAATACAGTTG